AAAGTAAGTACGCCTGTACCTAATCCAACTTTAGTAGGAGTGCTCATGTTTTTAAAGTAATCTTTAACACGGTTTGTTAAAGTAGGGTTAGCTTGTTCCTCTGCCCCTGCTTTTAAAATATTTTCATACACAGAATTTATACCACTTGATGTAGAGCCTGTTACAGCAGATTCTCCTATGCTACGAGTAATACTACCTGTATCCGCTAAGACTTGACCACTTGTAGGGTCATAACTAATTGTTGGTAGCCTCATTGTTGGATTAGGAGCAACAAAAGCTGGAGCACCTGCCGCGGTATATGTTTCAACTGCTCCTTTGCCAAAAAAACCTTCGGGTAAAGCTACTGTTCTTGTAGTTGTTCCAAGATTTGACAAATTTGCAAATTTAGAAACATCCATTGCAGAACCACCCGCAGCTTGAGCACCTTGAAACATTGCATTTGTTTTAGCAGCCGCATCTGTTGCAGATTTAGCCATAACAAGATCTTTAGATGCTTGTGAGCCAGGCCCAAAAATACCTGCCGTAACACTACCTAAGATGCCTGACTTTATTGCATTTTTTGTTGAAGCTCCAGCTAGTTTAGCGATTCCAAAACTAGTTAGACCTGCAATTACCCAAATTGGCGGCATATAATAATCTCCTTATACTTGTTAGTACAAGTTTACCTCTATTCTTCAGTGCTATCAACACTAGTAGGCTTCATTTCGTCCCATAAACGGCCTGTATACTGAAATTCGCCTACATGAGTTATATAATCCATAATATAACAATAACACTTACCACCTGTGTTACGCCATAACCTACAAAAAGCAAAGTCTTCACCAAGAAAACGTTTGTTTTCTTGATCATAATAAGTGTCAAAAAAGTTATACAGATAAGGTTTTTTCTGTAGTTTGCCATCAATCAGGCTCTCTTGGTGTATCTCCATATCTGGATAAGATTCAATCAAAGTATCAAACACTTCTCGTTTAATGAGCATACACCCCGTAGGTGCATGAGTGACTTCAATCACTCCGTCTCCTTCTATCTGAATTGCTTCATTATCTTCTAATCGCAAGGGGTAAGTATTACAATTGACATGAGCTTCGTGGGCCGTGGTCACATCACCATGTAATATTTTTTGAATGAGTCGGTCGAACTTAATATCTTTTAAAGGGTAGGGTACAGAAATGACATCCTTGTCAGCCTCAAGCATACTCCATATACTGTCTGAGGAAAACGCTATATCTGAATCAATAAAAAGCATATGCGACATTTCGCTTTTTAAAAAAGAGGCAGTACATAAGTTTCTGCCTTGTGTGACTAGTGATGATTTTATCATTTCAAAAACGACTTTAACACCTTTTTTCATACATTCTTTTTGAAACTCTAATAAACTTTGGGTGTAATGAATAGATACATCCGAGTGCACGGGTGTAGCTACATAGATACCCAGTTCTCTTTCTTGATTAAGCCACAATGGTTTACTTGGATCTGGCATGTAGGGCTCCTTCTAAAAATCTAGTCCACTCAATAGCTTTCTTATCCCAATTATAATAACGTTTGGTGTAGTCTTGTTGTACCAAAAGATGCTCATAGATAGCATCCTCATGTAAATGTCGCATACCAGCTTTAATCGCATAAGCAAAGTTTTCAGCTAGTTTTTTATAATTATCGGTATAATTAACATAGATAGGAAATTCAGCACAAGTCTCATACAAAGCCCCGTAGTTGGTGGTGACACAGTATAATCCAGCCGCCATAGCTTCGAGAGCCGAGATACATGAGGTCTCCTCCCAGATACTAGGGTAAGCAAACATGTGATAATCTTTCATCTTATTTAAAATAAAATCGTTAGACTCATGCCCGATATAGTTAACATTAGGTAATGCTCTTGCTTGATCGAATAGTTCTTCCCAGTCGGCATTGTTATCTTTAGCAAATTTTTCACCATACACTTCACAGTTGCTGTATACATCTAATACTATATTCTCATCTTGCAAGTGTTGCATAGCTAGTAGCAATACGTTCAAACCACGCCACGGTGTTGGTTGAAAGACTAATCGTAAGGTGTCCCCTTGTTCATACGGTTTTCTTTCTGGGAAATGTGTAACCCCATTTTTAATCACATGACACCTTTCGGTCGGTATGTCATACATCATACGAAACTTCTCGTAGTTCCAATGCGAGTTAAACACATACCAATCGTATTTATAATGATTAGACTTGTTTTGAAAAAAAGGTCGAATATTAGGTTGGTCGTAACTGTTCTTTTGCCACAAGATGTTGATCTTGTTTTCATCAATAGGGACTTTGTTAGGTATAGAAGTGCAGATTTGAAAGTGACTAAGTAAGTCTGAGTCAACTCGTGCGGTTAAAAAATCGTGTTGTAATTCTGTGCCACCTTTAGGCTCACTCATTCGTCTCCCCAAAGAGATCAAGTTTAGGAACAATAATGGTTACATCACGTTGGATATCTTCTTCTTTGGTGTCAGTGCCTGCATCAGCTACATCAGCTTGAGCTTCTTCCTCAGTAGCATACTCTAAGCCAGACTTTTTATTAGATATCTTAGTTTGTGATTCGCAATCAATAGTAATCGTCATGGCTGTATTTTAACCATTTTCTTGCGATCTGTCTAATTGAGCATAGGAGATGACACCTGATACCTTAGCTGCTGTTTCTGCGGTCATTTTAAGAATATCACCTTCTTCTAATACAAGCGTGTTCGTTATAATATCAGTGGTGCTAACGGCTGCAATATCTTGATTACCAATGGTATGCGTAGCCGTAGCTGAAGTATCTGTTAGTTTTGTAGTTAAAGTCACTGCACTACTATGTATATTTACTGCTTGAATTTGTTTAATTAACAATCTTGCATCACTAGGAGCAGTTAATACAGAAGTCTCGTCAGTATTCGCTAAAGTAAAACCTTGGTTTTTATATTGTATTGTCATGAAATAAACCAGTTAAAAGTATCTTGTTCGTTTTTAAAATCTGTTTGAAATGAAAAATTAAGTTGATTTTTTAATGTGGTCAAAGCATCCATAATCTGTCTTTGATTTGACGCATCATATTCAGATTTAGGTTCTGGTATATTAACAGTAATTTTAGCCATTATCTTTTTCCATCTGGTTGTACATCTGCTCTAAATGAACCAAAACGCCAGTTCTCATCTTGAGCACTGTTTTGTATTTTAAGTGAAGCAAATCGACCTCTTGCTCTAGTGTCTATTTTTTTAGTTGATGAGGTTACGGTAAACGGCCCTAATGATGAACTTGATTCTGTTTCAGATGGAAAGTCTTTGAGTTGTATAGTGACTGTCGCATTACCACTTAACACCTTAAAGTCTGGTAAGAAACGCCTAATCTTGATAAAGTTTTCTCCTTGTCCACCTTCAGCGTCTAAAGTAAAATCACCTGATTCTATAAAAGCATTAATACTTTGCACAAAGTTTCCATTTTGATCAGATTCGTTAACGCCTTTTTCATGTTCGTAAACAGTTGTCTTACCTAAATTTGTACTGACTCCTTGAATCGTAGGAAAAGTAGGTGCACTTGAAGTAGTAAATTCTGTAGCTATTGGGTTATCAAATAAATATTGGTCAATGTAAGCAGTTCTTGATAAAGAACTGGTTGTCCATGCACCTTCACGATAATTTAATGTTACACATCTATCAATACCAGTAGAACCCGCTTTAGGATAAAACCAATTAATTTCTGTAAACAATGAATTGTAATTACAATAGACAACTTCACCAGAATCATAATTAATACCTAAATCATCACTATCAACATTAGTAAATACAAAGTCTTCCACCGAACAAGGTAGTCGTTTAACCGTACCATCAAAGACAAAAAAACCACCCGATTCACCCATCCAATATACCGCACCATCTACATAGACAAGTGCGTGTTGACCAATTAAACCACAGTTAGAGCCTACCTGTTGTATATTAAAAGTAAAAGGTGGACCGACAAATTGCATTGTATAAGCAGAAGTATCGGTTAATATAAAAATATAATCTTTTGCTCGTAAAGCTCCCACTATTTTACTACCAGAGTCTAATCTAAAAGTACCCGCAGTATTAGTAGATACTGGAGCATAGTCTGTTCGATCTTCTTGATCACTGAAACGAATAAACATTTTGTCTTGACTATCTGTGCTGCCTACTGTTGTTTCTGTGCCTAAATGTATTAAATGTCTATCTCGACCTGAGACTAATGACATAACACTTGCTGTAGGATTTGTAGTAGACACAGTGGCTCGAGTTTCTACACCACTAGTCGGATTCCATTCAAATGTTTTACCGTCGTGTACGGTAGCAATTAAAATAGAACCAAAATTATCTAAAGCCCAGTTTGCAGGGTCTATAGTTACGCTAGTAGTAGGAGCAGCATTGCCCCAAGCAACAAAGTTAGTCGCATCAGTGACGACCGCCTCGTCATCATGTGCTGCTCTGGTTGAACCTAAAGCCGCTCTAGTAATGCCTGTTAAATCATTACTGGAAATGCCTGTGTAAGTAATTAATTCTGAACCTACCAATATGTGTCCAGATGAACTAAAACCAGAAGTAGAAGTTAATGTTACTGCTGTACCCGAACCACCTGTACCTGCGGTGTTATCACCTAATGCACCATTAAGATCGTTTTTTGTAAGTGAAGCTGACTCACCACCCCACTGAGCAACACCCCAACCATAACCAGCTGTTGCTTGTGCAGGTCCAAATTTAACATATGGGTTTATATTACAACCTGTCGCACCAGTTACACCAGCACCAGATTCAACTTTACCCATTGTTACAGTAAAGGTATCAGATGTTCTAGTGACAACTTCAAAGGTATTAGTCGTGAAGTCAGAAGCAACAAATCCTGTGCCACTTCCTGGTATAGTCATATTACTAAATGTAAATAAATCACCTACTACTAACCCATGAGCCGCTTTGTTAACTGTTAAAGTAGCTGAATTGTTAGTGGTTGTGTAAGTACAAGAGGTAAGAGCTGTGTCAAGAGGTGTAATGTCAAAAAAAGCATTACCATAGTATAAAGCAAGTATCTTGTTAGTAGCGACGGCTAAATATTTTTTACCATCTAGATCTGACCAATTGTGTAAATCTCTAGTAGCTCCAGCTAAAGTATTTGATGTAAGCTGTTGCCAACCCCCTACTTTCTCTGGTTCGCCATAACGAAAACGTACAAAGTCGCCGTCAGTCCATGTGTATTCAGCAGATGATTGAGTCATCTGTTTATTAAAACCTGGTTTGAACGGTACTTTAACTAATGGCATATGCTTATAAATCCTGTTTTAGTTAGTATAATTCAATTGTAGCAGCTTATAAAGACCTAGATAAGGGGCTTGCCATTCATCCATGCAACCACTGCATGGCGTTGTCCTTCATATACAGTCTCACAGCCATGTAAGCTATAAGATGGAAATATTATAATATTACCTTTTTTTTGTGGAGGAAAAAACTTCTCTCCACTACCATTAATTAAATAAAATAAACCACCTTTAAAGTCATCATTTAATACAGTCAGACATGTTAATTTTCTTACATATTCTTGGTTTTGAGAAAAAGCGTAATCCACATGAGAAGTGTATTTACCGTTACGTTTGTATATTAAATACTCAGCTTGGCTACAAAAAGTTATATCGTATTTCCAATTTTGAAAATTAGCATCTAATGCAGCAGCTATTAGATATGAGGCAACACCTGTGTAAGGAGGTAGGTCTATTTTATTAACATCCCTTACCTTTTTGTCAACTATTTCTTTCTTTAAACTATCAGTTTTAGCTTTAGTAGTTTTTTGGTTTTTATGTTTATTTATATAAAAGTCACATACATCATGAGGTATACCTTGATCGTCTTGATAAACCCAACAAGGTACAATTAAACTTTCAACTCCTTTCATTTTTACTCTCCCAATTAAAAAAGTGTGTTACACAATACCTACCATCTCCGAACTTTGCATTAGTATCCATTTTTACAGGATATACTTTGTGCCCTAAATAGCTAGGAAACATAACCATCCTATTCGATATACATTTAATTTTTTTATTCGCTTCTGTAAGGCAAAAGTCACCACCTTTAAATTTTTTAGGTTCTTTATAAAGCCAGATAAGAAAAGTAAACTGCGTACTATCTTTGTGAGATTTATACTCCTGCTCATGGTCATAATAACTGACCATAGTAGAATCAGTATTTGTATTTATATAATTATTGTGGTGAAGAGGCATCCCTTTCTCTACAATTTTTTTAAATTCCTCAGATTGTTGTTTGTATAGTGCTTGAACTATATGCGAAAATTTTGTGCCTTTGACTGTGTAGGTATCCCATAAATAAAAACGAAAAGCATTTGACTTAGCTTTACCGTCAGTTGACTTTGCTACAACAGTGTCTTCTGCTTTCTCGATAGTGGCTATTTCTCTACTAGAATAAAAATCAAGCTCTTTCCATATAAGACTTAGTTCTTCTTCTGTATACCAATTATCTATTATAATATGAGGATACACAGGATCTTTAGATGTTTTTACTTTCCACTGTTTCATAAGTAATTAATGTTAAAGTTTACTCTTCTAGGAACGTCAGTACAGTTAGTGCTAGCGTGTGGCTTACTAGAATCAAAAAACAATATTCGATTCGCTACGGATTCTACTTTTGTACCATCATCTAAAATAGTAAATCCATTATTTGTATTAAGATAAAATATAGCACCTTTGTGAGGTTCGCATTGATCGACATGTTTTGCGTATGTAGTTAATACTTCTGTTTTTAAAAATAAATTAGCTTTAGCCCTAATAAGTTGTTGTATGTTTATTTTTGAAAATAAAATGTCTGCAACTAAATCTAAAAACTGACTACATTCTTCTATACCATGATCATAAAAATTATGTATAAAATAAAAACCATCACTCTCTGTTTTCTCTGTAACTCCTACATGACCAGCAAAATACCAAGGAAACCAAAGGTCTCCCTTATCATGTAAAAATATATCTTCAATTAATTTAAATTCTTCAAGGGGTAAGAAGTTATCAACTACTTTTGGCTTTCTCATTTACTCTCTCTATTTTTTTTAGTAAATTTATTAAAAACTTTATGTGGTCTATTTTAT